GGTTAACAGTTTAGTACCTAGCGATACTTGCAGATCTGGACGCAGCCGCACTATGTACTTTAAAACGGCTTCTGCATCTTCTTTCCCAAACATTGAGGCCATAGCTTTATTGGCGGCTAGTAATTGGAATCCGGTTTGATTTGGAACCATACATTCGCTAGGCGTTGTGAGGATTTCTGATACTGAGGGGAGTTGATCTACCAGTCCTATGAACTTGGTTAACTGACTAGCGGCTTTGATACCTATGATTCCACTAAGCGCTTTTTCAATGTGTCGCGGTATGGTGCCATCAAAATCTTCGCTATCCATAAAAGCGCTTAACAGTCCAGCGCTCTGCTCGTATTGTCGAGGCGTGTTAAAAGCTCCGTCTTCGGTTGGTACGCCTTCAACAAAAAATCCTTCGGGGTGTAGCGCTTCGGCTGCGTCCATCATCAATGGGTTTAATCCTTTATCACTCCAATACTTGGAAAGCGCTGGAAGTGAAAATTCAAGGTTGAATGTCATAGCGCGATTGACGTTAATAGATAGCAGTCTAGTTGATCCTGCTTTGTCCTGCGCTCTATTCCCAGTTGCACAAACGAAAACACTAGCGCCGTTAGAATTAAGCGGTCTTCCTCCCAGACTATGTTCCGCTGGGTCGAGGGTGTCAGCCATCACTTTTTGTTCACTGGCACCAGCGGCGGCGAGTTCATCCCACAAAAGGACTACATGTTTCGCGCCGTCGGCAATTGCTTTCTCTATAGTCGATAGTGTAGGGGGCTTAGTGAATTGCGTGTTAAGGGTTCCGTCTGGGTCTTTACTAGGTAGTGCTACTCCAGCGAGTTCGGCGCTGTCGCGTCTTGCTGGCTTCTCTATGATTACTGCTATGTCTTCGGGGCTGCACTCATACTGCTGTGCGATAAATATAGGAAGCTGGGTTTTTAAATACTGGGTCTTGGCTATTCCTACACTTCCAAGAAGTATTAAAGGTTGCCAAGGCGCTGGATTGTTAGATGCTGCTCCAGCTTGCAAGTTTAGCGGTATGATCTTGTTAAGATCTTCGATTGTTACTGTTGCATGTGCCATTGTGTTTCTCCTATTTTGATTTGTGGTGCTTAGATTAAAGTGCTGGTGTGGTTCCGTCTTCTATTCTGGATAAAACTTCATCCCAGAAATCAGCGGCGGTGGTGTCCATGCATGCATAGTGGTGCCAGTCTTCTACGATCACATTACATCCGTTACTGATCCATTCGTATCCGTCTGGGGCATCTATGCAAACATGCTTCTCTGATCCAGTGATATAACTCACTCCCCAGTCAATAGATCCACCATGCTTTGTTACTTCTGCTTCTACTTGTTTGCGTGTTGCCATGTGCGTTCCTTTTCATATTGACAGCGGCAAGCGCTGGTTATCTGCAAGTGTAGCAGTAAAGATATCAATGCGTAAAGCCAGGTGATGCTATATCCGTCAATTAGTTAATAGCAAATAACTGGGGTTACTGGGTGCGTTATTCTTTCTGTTAACAAGTTGATATTTTGCTAAATGCGCTCTAGGTTCGGGGAAAGGTTAATCACTTGTATATAGAAGCAAGCAAGGATGATAGATGGTCAATGATAGCTAGATGATAGTTCACGGTGATAGTAGACGATGATAGGTGCTGTGATAGTAGGATGATAGTGGAACGATGATAGTTACAAAATGATAGATAGGTATGGATATGAGTAAAGAAAAGAAACTAACAGCTAAACAGCAGGCATTTTGTCGCAATGTGGCGAGCGGAAAATATTCGATAACGGAAAGTTATGCGCTAGCTTTTGAGGTAGGGGAGTCAACAAAGCGGTCAACCGTTAGAACAATGGCATCTCGGCTGTATGGTTTGACCCATATAAGGGCTATGTGCGATTCACTTATTAAGCGTAAAGGGGATCAGATAGTTAGTTCCGCACTCTCTGACAGAAACAGAGTCCTTAAACTACTTCGTGAAGCGATTGATGGTGCCGAGGTTAGTACTAATCAGTTAAGAGCAAGCGAGATACTGGCGAGAGCTAGCGGAATGTTCACCGATAAATTGGAGGTCACACAATCGCGTGGAGCGGATGACATAGCCAGCGAGATTAGAGCTAGGCTAGCTGAATTATCTGGCTCTGACTTGTTACCAGCAAGCGAGACTAGTGACGGCGAGCAAGTCCACTAGACTAGGCCAGCAACGTGCTAAGTATTTGATTTAATTGGATTTCTTAACTATCATTTTTCTGGGATCGGGCTTGATTTGACCCCATCACCCCCTTTCCGAAGGCTAGGCTCATGTCTACTACATAGTATTCCGCGCAAGCAATTTCCAAAATTCCAAATTTTAGACAATCACGCATTTACACATTTACCCTTTTTTTACAGGAAAAGCCTCTAGGAGTCCCAAGCCAAAAAAAAATTTTCAAAAAATCAAAAAAATATGTGAAAAACATATAATTTATCTATAAAATTCAAAAACTTAAATGCCATACACCCATGTTAAAAAAATATAAAAAAAGACTTGCTTTTTCTGTCAATACCCCATTAAATGCTAAACTCCTGCGGTAAGTTCCTTCTAGGTAAGTACCTGATCAAGTAAGTTCCTGTACTGGAAAGTACCTAAATTTTAATTATTGGTAATTACCTGTCTTAGAACTTACCTAGTCTGTTATTTGTCTAACTTGTTGTTTGATCAGATCAAGTAAGTACCTGATCAGATCAGATCAGGAAAAAGGAATAACTATGTTATCACCAGATGTTTATCAAAACATTGAAAACCTGCCTTTAGATCAGCAGGAGGAGATGCTTAAACTTCTGGATGAATACAAATCCGTGATTAAGCAGGATGAAGCGCGGTCTTCCTATATGGGTTTTGTTAAACACATGTGGCCTGCATTCATTCAGGGACGGCACCACAAGATTATGTCGGAAGCATTTGAAAAGATTGCTAGGGGAGATCTCAAGCGTCTTATTATCAATATGCCTCCCAGACACACCAAGTCGGAATTTGCCTCTTTTTTACTTCCGGCGTGGTTTTTAGGGCAATATCCAGATAAAAAGATCATACAGACCGCCCACACTGCTGAATTGTCAGTGGGGTTTGGTCGGAAAGTTCGGAACTTGGTAGATTCCGATGATTTCAAGAAAGTTTTTCCAAAGCTGGCTCTGAGGGCTGATTCCAAAGCCGCTGGCAGATGGAGTACCAACGCAGGAGGAGAATACTTCGCTATTGGCGTTGGGGGTGCAGTGACGGGGAAGGGCGCGGATCTCCTGATAATTGATGATCCTCATAGTGAACAGGAAGGACAAAGCGCAGATCCGTCAGTGTTCGATAGAACCTATGACTGGTACACATCCGGCCCTCGTCAGCGACTCCAACCTGGAGGTGCTATTGTTATCGTAATGACACGATGGCACATGAGGGACTTAACAGGAAAGATTATTAAGGCTTCCGCTCAGAGAAAAGGAACAGATGAGTGGGAAGTTATAGAATTTCCAGCAATTATGCCATCAGGAAACCCTTTATGGCCTGAGTTCTGGAGTATCGAGGAGTTAACCTCCTTGCAAAGTGAACTACCCGCTCCTAAATGGAACGCACAGTACCAGCAAAACCCTACCGCCGAAGAAGGCGCACTAGTCAAACGCGAATGGTGGAAGAGGTGGGAACAAGATCACCCTCCCCAATGCGAGTTTGTAATCCAATCATGGGACACAGCATTCCTCAAAACCCAACGGGCAGATTATTCTGCTTGCACCACATGGGGTGTATTTTACATTCCAAACGATGAGGGTGTGACGGTTCCAAACATTATCCTTCTTGATGCATACAAAGAGCGTCTTGAGTTCCCAGAACTTAAAAAGACCGCCTTTGAGATGTGGCAGGAAGTGCAACCCGATGCCTTTATAATTGAAGGCAAGGCGGCAGGAATGCCGTTAATCTTTGAGTTACGGGCAATGGGGATTCCGGTATCGGAATACACCCCTTCCCGTGGCAACGACAAAATAGCCAGAGTTAATGCGGTAGCAGACCTGTTTGCTTCTGGAACAGTATGGTGTCCAGAAACCCGATTTGCAGAAAACGTAATCGAAGAGTTTGCGTCTTTCCCAGCAGGGGAGCATGACGATCTTGTTGACTCATCAACACAAGCCCTTTTGAGATTCAGACAGGGCGGATTTCTTAGGCTTAACACTGACGAAGAAGATGAGCCTATACACAGAAAGGCGGTGAGTTATTACTAATGTCTGTTATAGATGCAAAGGATGTCGCAGCAGAACTAAGCGCACATGAGCGCGAATGTGCATTGCGATACGAACATATTCAGGAAAGGCTTGAGGCAGGGGAAAAGCGATTTACCCGCATTGAAGCCATGATTATAGGGATATACGTTATTCTTATTGGGTCACCAATAGTAACGCAAATCATTAACTAAGGAGGCAATATGCCTTTTTTGCAGAGCAACATCCCGCATTTCAAGTGCTGGGTGCGTAGGGAATATACCCACAATCACAATGAATATCATGGAGAGTTTCTTCATGCGATGGCAATAGCCGTTACCACCATACCCTGTCGGTGTCTGAGCTTTCAGGTAATATTTACTGGAGCCGAGACCTACGACAACGATGAACCCAATGTTCATGGCGGGGCGATGTGGGCAAGAATGCCAATTACAGCACTGGTGGGTGATACCCCTTTTGAGGAGTGGCCCGAACCAATGCCTGTATGGGCGGCACAACCTTGGGACTGTTCATCGAGGACACATGCAGTATATGTTCTCGACAGATGCACACCATGTCCTTGGCTGGCAAAGATTGATGGCGAGTTTTATCCCGCCAAGTATTATTTTACCGTGGATTACACCGATTCCGAGATAGGTGATGACCCTGCACAGCACAAACAATCCCATGTACTGGAACTGCTTGATGCAGGGCGGTGGACAGGGAACATTATTGCGTTACCAAACAATAGGGTCAGGGTAACTCATCCAGCTTGGTTTGAGGCTGGAGAGGGCGCACCTGATTTTAGACCATCCCAGCACATCCATTACAGCAAGTCTGATCTGGATTACACGCTGGATGTAAACAGAGTATTTGATAACTTATATTCCGAGGTTGATGATGAAGAAGAAGTCTAAAGGTTATAAAGCTGGAGGCAGAATTAAGGCCAAAGGCATGAAGAAAGGTGGCAGAGCAATGAAGCCTAAAGGTATGAAAAAAGGCGGCAGAGCGATGAAAGCCAAGGGTATGGCAGCGGGCGGCAGAACAATGAAGCCTAAAGGCATGAAGAAAGGCGGCATGATGAAGGCCAAGGGGATGAATGCTGGCGGTAAAATGCCTATGGTCAAAAAAGGCGGAGCAATGGTTCCTGCGTTTGCTGCTGATGGTAAAGGCAAGATGATGGGCGGTGGCGTAGTCAGGGTTCCAAAAATGATGTCTAAAGGCGGCTTAACAAGAGCTGTAAAAGACGATATGAAGAGAGGCAAATAGGATGAAGGTAAAAGAAGAGAAAGTTTCAGCAGGCATTCCTTACACCTCAAGTCCAAGCAAGACAACAGGAACCTTTGTTTCTTCTGGAGCGCCTATCGTTAAGCCTACAATAGCAAGAGGATCAGGTGCAGCAAGACCACAAAAATTCAGAAAAAATGGCTAGGGCTGAAAAAATTAAATCTTTAATAAAACGTGGTGCGGCTGTGTTAAAAAAAGCCATGACAATTAGAGATAATGCTGTGGTTTATATTTCTCCTGAAGACGGGAAAAAGAAAATGCGTAAACGCAAAATTTCTTTAGAAGCCGCATTTCAGAAAGAAAAAAAATCTACGGGTAAAAGGAAAAAATAATGGCTATAGATAAAGCTCAGACTCCTTTTATGCCAGAGCTGATTGAAGAAGGCAACCTAGAAATAGAGGTTGTTAATCCTGAGTCTGTTTCTATTGAAACGGAAGACGGCGGGGTTTTAATTGATTTTGATCCCAATAATCCCATGACTGGGGGAATGAATCACGATTCTAATTTAGCAGAGTTTATAGACGAGCAGGATTTAATGGGGCTTTCTGCGGAACTTGTTTCTTCTTACATGTCAGACAAAGAAAGCAGAAAAGACTGGGAAGATTCCTATATGAAAGGACTGGATCTTCTTGGCTTGAAGTTTGAAGATCGAAGTATTCCTTGGGATGGTGCCTGTGGTGTATTCCATCCTATGCTTTCTGAAGCAGTAATACGATTTCAAGCGCAAACAATACAGGAGATATATCCTGCTGCTGGGCCTGTCAAAACCCGTATTGTAGGAAAATTAACTGACGAAAAGACTAGTCAGGCGCAAAGAGTTCAAAACTACTTAAACTACTTAATTACCGAAAGAATGACAGAGTACAGGACAGAAACAGAAAAGCTTCTGTTTTCTCTCCCAATAGCAGGATCGGCGTTCAGAAAAGTGTATTACGACCCCAACATGGGCAGACCTTGTGCCATGTTTGTTCCTGCCGAAGATTTTGTAGTGAGCTATGGAGCCGCAGACTTAACAACGTGTGAAAGAGCCACGCACGTTATGAAAAAAACGTCTAACGAAATTAAAAAGTTACAGGTAGCAGGATTTTACATTGATATTGATTTAACAGCGCCAACTCCTGATATCAGTGACATACAAGAAAAATACAATCGACTAACAGGCGACTCAGATAACTACGAATTTGATAATCGCCATACTTTGCTTGAAATGCATGTAGATATTGATTTAGTTGGTTTTGAAGACATGTCAATGGGTGAACAAACAGGCATTGCCCTGCCTTATGTTATTACTATTGATAAGTCATCAAGACAGATACTGTCCATCCGGCGCAACTGGGATGAGGACGATCCGAAGAAAATTCCTCGTCAGCACTTTGTACACTACCAATATCTTCCCGGATTTGGTTTTTATGGCTTTGGATTAGTGCATATGATTGGCGGATTGTCTAAATCAGCCACCTCACTGCTTAGACAGTTGGTTGATGCAGGAACTCTGGCTAATCTTCCGGGCGGTTTAAAAGCCAGAGGGCTTAGAATCAAGGGAGATGACACCCCGATTATGCCGGGCGAGTTCCGTGATGTAGATGTTCCCGGTGGCGCAATACGAGACAGCATTACTTTTCTACCTTATAAAGAGCCTTCTAACGTCCTGTATCAGCTTCTGGGCGATATTGTCAATGAAGGACGAAGATTTGCATCAGCAGCAGACGTAAAGGCATCAGATATCAACGGCGAAGCCCCAGTAGGTACGACTTTAGCGGTACTGGAGCGGGAAATGAAGGTGATGAGCGCAGTTCAGGCGCGGGTTCATGCTTCAGTAGGAAAAGAATTAAAGATTTTGTCTGGAATAGTCAGGGATTATGGGCCTGAAACTTATCCATATGAGCTTTCAGATGATCCATTGGTGTCAGAAGACTTTGATGACCGTGTAGATATCATTCCAGTAAGCGATCCTAACGCTGGAACAATGGCTCAACGCATCATGCAGTACCAAGCGGCACTACAATTAGCGGCTCAAGCCCCTCAAATGTACGATATGCCCCTTTTGCATCGTCAAATGCTGGAAGTGTTGGGTATACAGGACGCAGATAAGATTGTTCCAACCGAAAATGACATGAAACCAACCGATCCAGTGTCGGAAAACATGAATATTATCAACGGCGACCCTGTTAAGGCGTTTATTTACCAAGATCACGAAGCACATATCCAAACACACATGTCTGCGGTGGAAAATCCGCAAATAATAGGTCTTTTAAAGAAAGCGCCTAATGCAAAAGCCATAGAAGCGGCTATGTCGGCACATATTCAAGAGCATGTAGCCTTTGCATACAGGCAAAAGATTGAAAAACAACTTGGTGTGGCACTTCCTGCTCCAGATGAGTCTTTACCAGAGGATATTGAGCTTAGATTGTCCCGTTTGGTGGCTCCAGCAGCAGAACAGGTAACAGGAAAAGCCCAACAAATGGCACAAGCCGAAGAAAACGCAAAACAACAGCAAGATCCTGTTATTCAAATGCAACAGAAAGAGCTTCAAATTCAAGAAGGAAAAGCAGTTGCAAAAGCTCAATCGGATATGGCAAGAATACAGCTTGATTTGCAAAAAGCTCAAGAAAAAGTAGCTTTTGACAGAGACAACATGGAAAGCAAAGAGCGTATAGCATCAGCCAAGATTGGCGCTCAAGTAGCGTCAGATAATATAAAGAAAGACGGGATAGAGTCCAAAGAAGCCATTGAAGGTGTAAAAATAGGTATAGACTTAGTTCAGGATTTGATTGACAATGATTAACTATGGCTGACAAGTTAACAGTAAACGCATTGCAAGTTTTACAAGATGAGATCCGCAAGCAGATGAATGAGATGTCAGATCACATTTCTGGAGGTGGATGTAATGATTTTGGTGAATATCAACACTGTACAGGCATTATTAAAGGTCTTGCAGTTGCAGAAAGAGAGCTACTTGATCTTAATCAAAGGATTGATGATGCATAGTTTCTCCGCATAGGGCGGTGCAAAGTGACTCTGGACACTAACTTCCAGTGCAAGAGACATCAATATGAAAGCAGTGAAAACAGTGGAGGAGGCTTCAGTAGAAAAAGCCAACCAACTGCCAAAGCCAACAGGCTATAAAATTCTCATAGCTTTACCTGACCCTGACGAAAAAACAGAAGGCGGCATATTAAAAGCAAAACAAACTCTTGAACAAGAAGAGATTGGCTCTATATGCGGTTTTGTGATGGAAATCGGCCCAGACGCTTACCAAGACAAAAAACGATTCCCTAACGGGGCGTATTGCAAGGAGCGCGACTGGATACTGATGAGATCTTACTCTGGAACTCGTTTTAAAATTCACGGCAAAGAGTTTCGTCTAATTAACGATGACAGCGTTGAAGCTGTTATTGACGATCCACGGGGGATTATTAAAGCATGAGCGAAGAAATGGAACAGTCAGAAGACGCACGAACATCCTTTGAAGATAAATTTTTAGGAGTTCGCACAAAAATAAATACAAAACCAGATGAAGAGCAAGAAATAGAGTCTGAGCTTGATTTAGAGGTTGTTGATGACAGACCTCCAGAAGATCGTAGACCCCCTAAAAAAGAAACATTGTCTCAAGAAGATGATGAGGAACTTGAAGGGTATAGCGAAAAAGTTAAAAAACGCATTAACAAACTCAAATATGAGCAGCATGAAGAGCGCAGACAGCGCGAAGCGGCTGAGAAAATGCGCGAAGAAGCGGTTAAAGTAGCTCAACAATATGCAGCTCAAAACCAGCAGTACCAGCATGTAATCCAAAATGGGGAAGCTATGTTAGTTACCCAGATCAAGGATCGTGCGGCTCTTGCAGTTGAGCAAGCAAAGTCAAAGTACAAAGAAGCTTATGAGTCTGGAGAAACTGATAAGGTATTAGAAGCGCAAGATGCGTTGTTAAATGCAACCTCAGAGTTGCGCGAAGCAAATACTTACGAAAATCAGTTTAACCAGCGCAAGCAACAGTATGACCAATATGTGCAATCTATGGGGCAACAGCCTCAACAGCCAGCACAGCAGCCGGAACCGCAACAACAAGTTGCGCCAAAGCCGACTGAAAAAGCCTCTAAGTGGGCGCAAGAAAATCCTTGGTTTGGAAATGACGAACACAAGGACATGACGGCATTAGCTTATGGAGTGCATGAAAAGCTAGTAAGGAATGAGGGATTTGATCCCAATTCTGATGAATATTTTCAGGAAATAGACAGAACTATGCGGTCTAAATTCCCTGAATATTTTGGAGAGGATGATGGTCGTGAAGTGCAGACCCCTTCGCCTCCCCGAAGAAACTCGACAGTTGTAGCGCCTGCGTCACGAAACAATGGTGCTAAACCGCGCAAAGTGAAGTTAACGCACACCCAGATTGCCCTCGCAAAGCGATTAGGGTTAACAAATGAACAGTATGCCAAGCAACTCATTCAAGAGGAACTAAGATAATGGCTGAACAGCGCACCCCAAGATCTGAAGATGACCGTAAAGTTGAAGAGAGAAAAAGTGACTCATGGGTTCCCTCATCTGTATTACCAACTCCCACTCCGCAAGATGGATGGGTGTTTAGGTGGGTAAGAACCAGCACATTAGGTCATGCCGACAACACTAATGTATCTCAAAAGTTTAGAGATGGTTGGATTGCTGTAAAATCAGAAGACCATCCAGAACTTCATGTGATGTCAGATGTTGGCTCTCGATTTGAAGGTAATATTGAGATAGGCGGATTATTACTCTGTAAAGCTCCAGAAGAGGAAATGAAGAAGCGATCAGAATATTACCAGAAAATAGCATCTCAGCAGATGGAATCTGTTGATAATAGCTTTATGAAGGAGAACGACCCGCGTATGCCTCTCCTTTCTCCAGATCGTTCTACGCGCACTACATTCGGCAAGAACTAATCTCTGTTAAAGAGAAAAGTTCTATTAGTTAACTTTTTAACTTTTAATGTATCAATTGGAGATATATTATGGCAACTTCAGCCGCCCCAACTGGGGCTGAACCAATTGGCACTTTAAGTGCTAGTGGTTCTTTTAATGGCAAAGTTCGCCACATTAAGATTGCAAGTGGCTATGGCACAGCTATCTTTTATGGTGACTTTGTAAAGTTGGTTAGTTCTGGAACTGTGGAGAAAGATACAGGTACAACTTCCCTTACACCTGTTGGTGTTTTTATGGGTTGTTCCTACACAGATCCTAGTACCAACCAGATAACATTTAATCAGCAGTTTCCTGCAAGCACAGCAGCGTCTGACATCATGGCTTATGTCCTTGATGATCCGAATGTCCTGATGCGTATGCAAGGAGATGCAACTTTGGCTCAAACTACACTTGGAAACAATGTAGCGGCAGTTCAAACGGCTGGTTCAACCTCAATTGGTCGCAGTAAGAATGCAGTTGATTCTAGCACTGTGGCTACAACTAACACACTGCCGTTAAGGATCATTGACTTTGTTGATGGCCCGACTAGCACAGTGGGTGATGCGTTTACAGATGTCATCGTTAAGTTTAACGTAGGACATATATACGTTAACACCACTGGCATATAAGGAGACTGACTAATGGCTATTTCAAGAGCGCAAATGCTCAAAGAGCTGTTACCGGGTCTTAATGCCCTGTTCGGCTTAGAGTATGCAAAGTACGAAGATGAACACACGTTGATTTACGAAAGTGAATCTTCTGAGCGTTCATTTGAAGAGGAAGTAAAACTTTCGGGTTTTGCTGCCGCACCAGTTAAAACTGAAGGCTCTGCCATCAGCTATGACTCGGCGCAGGAATCCTTTACTGCTCGCTATAACCACGAAACCATTGCTATGGGTTTTTCGATTACTGAAGAAGCTATGGAGGATAACCTCTATGACTCTCTTTCAGCGAGATACACCAAGTCTTTGGCTCGCGCTATGGCGTATACCAAGCAGGTTAAGGCGGCGTTTCCTCTTAACAACGGTTTCACCAATGCCTACCAATCAGGTGACGGGGTTAACCTGTTTACTGCTTCTGGTGATGGTGTAACTGGCGGTGACGGCCACCCTCTCGTTAGTGGTGGAAAAAATAGCAACCGTCCAGCTACGGCGGCGGATCTTAACGAAACTTCATTAGAAGATGCAGTAATTAACATTTCTGGATTTACTGATGAGCGTGGACTTTTGATTGCGGCTCGCCCTAGAAGGCTTGTTGTTCCACCTGCGTTACAGTTTGTTGCTACTCGTCTTCTGGAAACAGATGGCAGGGTTGGCACTGCTGACAACGACATCAATGCTCTGAGGAATAACGGTTCGATACCTGAAGGTTATTCGGTCAATCACTACCTGACTGATACAAACGCTTTCTTTGTTATCACTGACATTCCTAACGGCATGAAGCACTTTGAGCGTACTGCGCTTGAAACTTCAATGGACGGTGACTTTGATACAGGAAACGTCCGTTACAAAGCCAGAGAGCGTTATAGCTTTGGTGTGTCCGACCCTCTCGGAATCTACGGATCTCCCGGCACATCATAACCACTGGGGGGCTTTTGCCCCCTTTTTTTGTTCCACATGGAACAATTTAAGAATTTAATCTGGGATAAAATAGCTGCAACGACCAGCCCAGTGGACGTTACGAAGACGTTGTAGCAAATCCTTTCGTAAATAGGTAATCAAAATGGCTAATACAACCTTTAATGGCCCAGTCCGTTCAGAGAATGGATTTACGGTTATATCCAAAAACAGTACAACAGGTACTGTTACAACTGAGTTCACCCTTGACGGAAACGGCTTGCAGGTCACTCCAGTTGCCTTGGCAGATACAACGGCAATTTCGCTAACAGCAACGGCTCATGGTGGAAGAACTTCTGTAGTTCCTGCCCTTACAGCTACTTGCACGTTAACTTTGCCTAGTCCTGCTGCTGGCGTATTCTTTAAGATAATTTACGGTGGTGCGGCAGAGGAAACTGAAAATCTGGTTATTGATACAGGATCAGACACAAATTTCTATCTGGGCGGTATTGTTCATCTTGACTCAAACGCAGATAATGTTTCTGTGTACGCAGATGGAAACTCAAACTCAATCCTGACATTAACGGATTTTGGTTTGATGGAGATTAACGTGTTGGCTAAAGATTCAACTAACTGGTATATCTGGGGCTATCAGGAAGGTGCAGATGTTCCTGCCTTTACTGACCAGTCATAATGACATGGGGGCGTAAAGCCCCCCTTTATTTCGGAGATATACAATGGCTGATGCAGTAACCTCTCAGACAATTCAGGATGGTGCGCGAAACCTGATTATGAAATTCACTAATGTTAGTGACGGTTCAGGCGAGTCTGCTGTTAAGAAAGTAGACGTATCTGCTCTTTCCTCTGATCCAATGACAGGGAAAGAATGCACTCGCGTAGCAATTAGTAAAATACAATTTTCTACAGTCGGTATGAGCGTTAAAGTTGAATTTGATGCTTCCACTAACGTGTTGGCGGCACACCTGCCAGCAGATTACGCTGATGAATTAGACTTTACTTCTTTTACTGGTATACCTAATAATGCTGGTTCTGGCATTACTGGAGACATTGACTTAACAACAGTCGGGCATAGCAGTGGCGATGCCTATACAGTGGTTTTAACAATGGTGAAATCCTATGGCTAAACTTGAAGTCTTTCAAAACGGAAACTGGAATAATGGAGATCCTGTATACCAAGTTGGTATAAAGAACTCTGATGGTACATATGAAACCGTTGTCTTTGACTTAATGACCAAATCGGAAGCAGAGCGAGTTTTGAAAGAAATGAGCAATGATGTGGAAGTTGTTAGATCAAGGACGAAAGACGGAACTTTTGCCAAGGATGATCCTGACACAAAAGAAAATGAGGCATGGGAAGTTAAAAAGAAAGCTCCTAGCAAGAAAAAAGCTCCAGTAAAAAAACCAACAGCTAAAAAAGCCCCTGCTAAAAAAGCCCCTGCTAAAAAGAAAACTGCTAAGAAGAAGTGATGCGAAATTATCGCAAGGAGTATGATGAGTACCACTCTCAGCCAAAGCAAAAAAAAAGAAGGGCTGGGAGAAATGCCGCTCGCAGAAAAATGGTTTCAGCAGGCAAAGCAAAAAAAGGTGATGGGAAAGACGTTCATCATAAGGATAGAAATCCCATGAACAATAAATCAAACAATTTAAAAGTTACTACGAAAGCAAAAAACCGTAGTGTAAAGAAAAAGGGTTAAAGTATGGGCATGGGCGGCGCATTACAGCAAGGTTATAATCCTCAAGGAATGTATAATGTGGTTTACAATCCTGAAACAGCAAGTTTTGAGAATATAGGATTTACACCCTCTGACAGACCTGCTATTCAATCTACCCTAGGTGAAGGAAACTACGGGGATGATATGATTTCTCGCTATAGTGGGCTTTCAGAATACCTGTCTACCGTGCAACCCAAGCAATTCGGTCAGAGTCAAACAGATGGAATTGTTAAAGGGGCTTTTCCTCGCCCAATGCAACTTAGCCCACGATACAGTCCTCCTATGGGCGGAATGGCAGGAGGCCCATCGAAAGGTGCGCCACAGCAAGGATATAATCCTTACGGGATGTATGACAATCAAGGCGGATTTACTCCATCTGGGCAGCCTAGTGGGTTTGGTCGCTCTCCTTATTCTGTGCAAAACATAATACAGAGAGACATGATGACTAGCGGCTATGGAATGAACCCCTATTCCTACAGGCAACCTATGGGGATGCAAGGTAAAGGCGGTCTTTCAATGGGTATGACTCCAAATTACGCTACAACTAGCTACATGAATCCGTATAGCAGTCCCTACTCAAGACCATACTTCCCCCAAACAACTGGCTCATTTTTCAGAAACAACGCTCCAGCGTTTGGTTTTTACGGGCAACCAGAAACATTTGGAATGCCGGGGCCGGGATATCCAGATCCTTTTAATGTTAACCCCTATAGTGCCTATAATGTAATGGGAGGCCCATCGAAAGGTGCGCCACAACAAGGATATGGCGGCATTGGCATGTACAATCCTTCTTTTAGGCCGCCACCACAAATGGGTGGAAAAGGTGGAGCCGGAGGAGGAAAAGGCGGAGGACAGATACAGCAAGGTTACGATCCGTATGCAATGTATGATCCAACATTAAAATCTAAAGCTCAAGCATTTGCTGATGCTGCTAGACAGAAAGAATTTGATAAATATTTTCAAGAACAAGCAAGGCTAGAAGCAGAACGTCTAGCGGCAGGAGGAAAAGGCAGCGAAGGGGGTGACAAGCCTTTGCGTCCCAGAAGATGAAAAACAAACCAAAAAAAACACAATTTAAGCATGGCGGAAAAATAAAACCTGCCAAATGCCGAAACGGTCTTGCTAAAAGAGGCAGAACTAAAGGAATTGTTACCTAATGGCTACTAGCACTACATTTAATTTTACGTTAGATATAGGCGATATTATTGAAGAAGCCTATGAAAGGGCTGGTCTTGAGGTTCGTAGTGGCTATGACTACAGAACAGCAAGAAGAAGCCTTGATCTTCTTATGCTGGAGTGGCAAAACCGTGGTCTTAACTTATGGACAGTTAAAAGCGCATCTCAAACATTAACGGCAGGAACAGCTACCTATGCTTTAACAGCAGAAAAAATAGAAATTATTGAAGCGTCTTTAAGAACGGATGTTGGAAATACAAGCAATCAATCAGATTTAACAATGGAAAGAATTTCTGTTGTTCAGTATTCTCATCTTACTAACAAGTTAACAGAAGGAAGACCTTTGCAATATTATGTGCAAAGATCTCCAGATAATATAACTTTTAATTTATGGCCTGTTCCTGATTCCCAGCAAACATATACCCTTGTTTATTATTATCTCGAAAGAATAGAAGATGCAGGAAAGCCAGCGTCTAATAACATGGATGTGCCTGATCGTTATCTCCCCTGTTTGGTTTCAGGGTTAGCGTATAATATTGCACTAAAGCGTCCAGAATCAGCTCAATACGTTCCTGCTTTAAAAGAAATTTATGAAGAGCAATGGAACATGGTATCTGATGCGTTTAGAGAAAAAGCAGCTCTTTATGTTACCCCTGGAGGTTACAACATAGTATGAGCAGTTTTGCAGAAGGCAAAAAAGCGTTTGGGTTTTGCGACAGAACTGGTTTTCGTTATCCCTTAAAAGAGCTTGTTCCACAGATTGTTAATGGAAGGGATAGCGGCTTGCGTGTAGGCAGGGATGTAGTTGACCAAGATCAGCCACAATATAAACTAGGGCAAATCAGGGTTGGCGATGCACAGGCTTTAAGAAATCCTCGTCCAGATAAAAATTTTGCAGAAAGCAGATCATTGTCTGCATTTGATCCAGTAGGTGGAGGATCAACAGATTATGGAACGGAAACGCTTAACCTTGATATAAAAGGCGAGGTAGGCAAAGTAACAGTGAGTACAAGCTGATGGCGTGGACATTCACAACTTTAAAGAATGCTTTGCAGGACTATCTGGAGACAACGGAAACTACTTTCGTTAATAATCTTCCTACTATTATCCTGCAAGCAGAAGACAGAATACTTAAATCAGTTCAGTTGCCTGATTTTAGAAAAAACGCAACAGGTAATACATCTCAGGGAAACCAGTATCTTTCTATGCCATCTGATTTTCTGGCTCCGTATTCCTTGTCTGTGGATAACACTGGGTACGAGTTTCTTATATTCAAAGATGTAAACTTTATACGAGAAGCGTACCCTGCTTCTTCAACGACTGGAACGCCAAAGTATTACGCAATATTTGATGAATCTAATTTTATTTTAGCACCGACACCTAACTACCTGACTGGCACAACAAACTACACGGTAGAGCTTCATTACTTTTACAAGCCAGAATCAATTACCACGGCATCAAGTGGTACAAGCTGGTTAGGCACTAATGCAGAGTCAACCTTGTTTTATGGGTGCTTAGTTGAAGCATACACCTTCTTGAAGGGTGATGCAGACGTTATGCAGATGTACATAGCAAGATATGAAGATGCGTTAGGAAAGCTCAAGAATCTGGGTGAAAATTACGATACTACAGACAGCTATCGTGCTGGGGCGGTCAGGAACAAAAGAGCATGATTAGCTCGTTAGGAGAGGTAGAAGTAGGTTCTGTAGGGGTTCACACAACACATCAAAGAGGGATTGCTCCAGAAGAGGTAGCCTCAAGGTGTGCAGACAAGATTGTTTCTGTATCAGAAAATGCTAATCCCCTGATAAGGGAGCAAGCTAATGCGTTCAAACAGAACATACAGAAAGTAATTGAGTTTTATGTCAGGCAAGGAATTAACGGGTACAAAACCGATTTGTATAACGAAGCGTTAAAGGCTGGAGATGACGGCCTAGCTAATATAATCAGGAGGCTATGATGGCTTTTAGCGGAAACTTTATGTGTACCAGCTTCAAGAAAGAGTTAATGGAGGCTGTACACAACTTTAAAAACTCTGGTGGCAATACCTTTAATATTGCCTTGTATACCAATAGTGCCAGCTTTACTGCGGCTACTACTGCGTATACCACTAGCAATGAGGTAAGTGGTACGGGCTATACGGCAAAAGGGGCTTCTTTAACCAGAGTAGACCCAACCACAAGCAGCACTACGGCTTTTACAGATTTTGCTGACGTAACCTTTAGTTCATCATCTATTACGGCTAGAGGTGCTTTAATATTTAATGACAGTGCCAGTGGAGATCCAACCGTTTGCGTTTTGGATTTTGGTGCTGACAAATCATCAACAAGTGGAGATTTTACAGTACAGTTTCCAACTGCTGACGCGAGTAACGCTATTATCAGGATTGCCTGATGGCAGATGCTTTAACCACCTATATTGGCTGGAATAGCTCTGGTCAAAGCTGGAACGGTGGCTCTTGGAATGTAGACCAAGCTATTGCTGGTGCTACAGCCTCGGTAGGTAGCGTTAGCTTTGAAGGCGATGTAATTGTAAGTCTTACAGGGGTTGCTGGCACAGGTGGTGTAGGAAGTGTTACAGCTACTGGATCTGCGGTTGTAGCTGTTACAGGAATTGCAGGAACAGGAGGAGTTGGTAGTGTCACCATAGAAGGTGATGCGTCTGCTTCAGTTACAGGTATTGCTGGAACTGGTGCTGTTGGTTCTGTCACGGTAGCTCCACAAACAATAGTTTCGGTTACAGGGGTTTCAGCTACTGGAGCAGTAGGCACTTCTGTAGTCTGGGTGCAAATTAGTCCAAATGTAGGAACAAGCTGGTCAACAATTAGCCCATCACAAAGTCCAAATTGGGAAGAGGCTGCGTAGAGGATATAAAATATGTCAAGTTCATATACAGATTTTTTAGGTATCGAGAAGATAGGATCTGGCGAACAGTCAGGTACTTGGGGTGATACCACTAACACCAACTGGGATTTAACGGATGAAGCGATTACTGGTATTGTCTCTGTTACACTATCTAGTGCTGGCTCTTCTGGCTCTCCCACTGCCCTCCCGATTACTGATGGCTCAAGCTCGAATGGAAGAAATAAGTTTATCGAGTTCGTTGACGGAGGTGATCTCAGTTCAACAGCATATGTCCAGTTAACTCCAAACAATTCAGAAAAGATATGTTATCTCCGTAACAGTCTTTCTGGAAGCCGTTCAGTTATTATCTTCCAAGGTAACTACAACGCTTCAAATGATTTTGAGATTCCTAATGGCAAAGACGTTGTACTAAAGTTTAATGGTGGTGGCACAGGTGCTACAGTCACACAGGTATTTTCAAACCTTGCTATTGATGCCCTGACATCAGGAGCCGCAACATTTAGCGGTGATGTAACCATTACAGGCACAACCCCCACCCTCACAATAGGTGACGCAGGGGCAGAAGACACAAGTCTAGTTTTTGACGGCAATGCCAAGGACTTCTACGTTGGTCTTGATGACTCAGCGGATAAGTTGGTAGTTGGTGTAGGATCTACCGTTGGAACCAACTCGATACTTACCATTGACGATGATTCGGTAACAGTAGGCGATGGTGCAGCCGCTGACACTAAAATAGTTTTCGATGGCAACGCTCAAGATTTCTACGTTGGCCTCGATGATTCCGCTGATGATCTAGTCATTGGCCTTGGATCGGCAGTTGGTACAACCCCTGCTATAGAGATTGATGAAAACCAAGATGTTAAGTTCGCCCAGAGCATTGGAGTAGGACAAGCAGCCTCTAGCACAACAGGCGATATAGTTGCCCAGACAATGGCATTGAAGGGTACAACCCCTACATTGACTATTGGTGATGCTGGTGCGGAAGATACCAAGATAGTTTTTGACGGGAACGCCAAGGATTTTTATATAGGTCTCGATGATTCCGCAGATAAATTGGTAATTGGAGAAGGCTCTACTGTAGGCACAAATAGCGTCCTGACCATTACAGATGACGCTGTTACAATTGGCGATGCAGCCGCTGTGGACAGCAAGCTGGTTTTTGACGGGAACGCCCAAGACTTTTACGTAGCACTAGATGATTCCGCAGATGACCTGTTGATTGGTGTAGGTTCTACGGTAGGTACGACCCCTGCAATACACATTGATGAGAATCAGGTAGTCAAGTTTGACGCAGGTATTCAAGAAGAAAGCACAGTGGTTAGCTCAAGTAGTAATGCCG